ACTTTTTCTTCATGCTGCGTGTCAAGTGATCGAACACGGCCTTATCCATTGCATCGGCTGCTCGGTACGCAGTCAGAATGTCCAGCTCGTGTTTCGTCACATGAATCATGTAAAGCGGCTCCCCAGCTTCTGAAACATCCCCCTCTGGTTCTCCCTTACGTTTCGGGCCTTTCCCTTCCATCAGCCATTCGACACGGTATCCCAATCCGTTCGCAATGTTTAGGGCGTGCTTCCCGTTGATCTTCTCCTGGCCTGTGAGCCAGTGAATAACAACAGAGCGGCCGCACTTCGCAATATCTGCCAAGCGCGCCTTTTTCCCGTAGTCATCACCGTCCATCTCGGACAAGACGACTCGGATTCTGTCAGCTAATGCCATTGATTCGTCATTCATGTTGTTTTTTTGGTGGACGAACGGTAGCAACGTTTGCGTGCAAAATTTTGTACTGTTGTGTTGCGGAATTGTGTTCATCTGGCTAAACTGTTTAGATATGAATGCAAGAGAATTGATCGAGGCGGCGGGCGGCGTGCCTTCTGTTGTGAGAATGACGGGGCTGACAAGTTCCGCAGTCTACAACTGGGGGCAGCAAAACCACATCCCTAAACATTGGGTGAAATACTTTTGCCTGAAATTCCCAGCAATTCGCAAAGCCACCCTCGATCTCGCACCTACTTATCCCAAGAAATCACAGATTTCTGTACAAAATTCTAACCGGATTTCCTGACCTTTTCTTGTTTTTGATCTAGGTCAATTGCTTTCGTGTCAATAAACAGCGGCAAACCGTGTTCACAAAGCTGCACAACGTCATACCGATGAGACAAGTTTAGTGGACTAAACGTCAACTAAATACCACCAAGAAACGGAGAACAAAGTGGGTATTCGCAAAGCGCAGCTCGACATGATCAAGGCGATGAACGGCGGTATCGAGTGCATGGCTGCCGGCCTGGGAATGAGCGCATCCAGCCTGACCAATCGCATCTACGAGAAGAAGGGGCAGGCTGTGTCTGTGTCCGACTGCCTGGCGATGCAGGTTCTCTCCAGCACGACGCGCTTTGCGGAAGAAGTAGCGATTGAAAGCGGCGGCTCTTTCGTGAAGCTGCCGGAAGTCGAGCTGACCGGCCGCGAAGACCTGTTCGACCAGTTCTGCGATCTGCAATCCGAACTCGGCCAGCTCTCGGCCACCTACAAGTCCGCAACTGCTGACGGCGAGATCGACAAGCGCGAGCGCGCCGACCTGGAGCGCATCGCCAACGACATGCACCGCACGCTGTCCACGATGACCGCGGTGATGTTCAAGCTCTACTGCCGCGAGGGCGTATGAGCGCGCTTACGCAGTGGTTTCCTGGGAGCATCAAACCCGCGCGTGCTGGAGTGTATGAGCGGGATGACTCAAAAACGGACATGGCTAATGGCAATCCTGGCTACGCGTATTTCGACGGTAAGCGCTGGCGCGCGCAAAGCAATAGCGTACGACTTGCTGCTGTGCGCGTACTTGATTCGAGCCATCAACGTTTGCCGTGGCGTGGCCTCGCCGATAAGCCGGAGGGCAGATGAAACGCCCGACCAACGATCCGCGCCTGCTGGCCGACCAATACCGCGAGCGCACCTCGCGCATGGTCGTCTTCAACATGGCGCAGCGTCAGTGCAAAGGGCCGTGCAAGCAGCGCCGCAGCGTTGCCAGGTTCATCGAGGGCGGCGATGTCTGCTTTGACTGCCGGAGGCGCGCGCAATGACAACAGAACAGATGCGCTTTCTTCTTGCTTGCCTGCTTATTCCGTCCGGAATGATCGGTCTGTATGCGCACATCGAATACTCGGGATGGGTGCTGTTCTTTGGCTTGATGACGATCCCATGATGTACCGCAGCCCGTCCCTGCTCGCATCTGCCCGCGGCAAAGACTGCACGCTGCAGATCCCCGGCGTCTGCAACGGCAATCCGGAAACCACGGTAGCAGCTCACGCGAACTGGCAGGAATACGGCAAGGGCGGCGCACTCAAGGCACACGACATTTTCCACGCGCGCGCCTGCTCGGCCTGTCACGCGGAAATCGACCAGGGCAAGAACCTGGACTACGACGAGAAGAAGTTTTACTGGCAGCGCGGCTTTGAACGCACCGTGCTGGCATTGGTACAGGAAGGCGTTCTGAAGGTAAGCCGGAAATGAAAAAGCCGGAGCTGCAGCAACAGCGTCCGGCCGGTATTCCCACACATAGGCACAACAGAAAGGACATCGAATGAAACGAGATAGCGCAATAAGTATAGCAAACAAACAGAAGGTGTTGGCATGAGTTTCCAAGCAATGACATGGGCAATTGACCTGAAATGCAAGTCGCCTGGGCAAAAACTCGTGCTGCTGATGCTGGCGAATCATACGAACAGCCATACCGGCCAGTGCAACCCATCGCACAGGCTGCTTGCTAATGAATGCTCGATGGGTATTTCGACCCTCAAGAACCATCTGCGCGACTTGGCAGAAATCGGCTACATCACGATAACCGGCGAATGCCGTGATGGCGTCTCAATGCCAAATCACTACCGGCTCAATTTTGACGGGGTGGGCCAGAATCTGACCGGGGGTCCGTCAGGATCTGGCGGTGGGGGGGGTCAGAATCTGGCTACAAACCAGGAAGTTAAACCTGGAATAGAACCTAAATCTATATCTGTAGGGAAGCCGGGGAAATTTGATCCGCTTTCCTTCCTGCTGATGGCAGGCGTTGATCAGCAATCCGCAGAAGACTGGCTGCAAGTGCGCAAGGAAAAAGGCACGCCATCAACCATGTCTGCAATCGAAAAAATCTTTAAGGCTTTCGACGCTGCCAGCATGACTGTTGCTGATGGCGTGAAGCTTTGTGCCGAAAACGCATGGGCCGGCTTCAATAAGTCCTGGCTGAACTCACCCCAGGCCCGCCAGCAACAACCAAAACAGCAGCAACCACAGTCCGCCTGGCAGCAAAAGCAAAGTCAACAACAAGACCTGATCAACCGCATCCGTGGAGGCAGCAATGCCAACAAAATCATCGACCTCAACTGACTACCGAATCAGCTTGTTCCTGTCGAAGCTTGCGCCGCGCGAAGTTGGTGGGTGCTGGATCTGGATGGGATCGAAGAATGAAGACGGATATGGATTCTTCTTCAACGGCGTCAAAAACGAAACCGCGCATCGCTTTGCGTTCAGGTCCTACAACGGCCCGATCAAGCGCGGCCAGCTCGTTCTACACCGCTGCGATAACCCGTCCTGCGTGAATCCTTCCCACCTGTTCCTCGGAACACAGAAAGACAACATGAAGGACATGCGGGAGAAGGGGCGTGGCGTGAATGTCTCTGGATCGCTCCACGGTCGAGCGAAATTATCCGAGGTAGATGTTCTTGCCATCCGCGAGGACAGCCGCACGCAGAAGGAAATAGCCGCAGCGTATGGAGTGAGCTGCAGTCTGATCAGCCAAATCAAGTCGAGGACGATATGGGCGCACATCTGAAAGTCGTAGGACCTACTGAAGCCACCCCGATGCCGGAACAGTGGGTCAGCGAAATCATGGACCGCATGCTCATGACCTACGGGAAGAAGTTTTCCGAGCAGTGGGGCGGTTCCGATCCAGACAAGCTGTTCGGCTTTTGGTCGCAGCAGTTGGCTGGCTTCACGCCTGCCGAGATCAAGCGCGGCCTGGCGGCATTGGAAACCCGCGATTGGCCGCCGACCCTCCCGGAGTTCAAGAAGCTGTGCCGGCCGGCAGTCGATGCCACTGCTGCTTATTACGAGGCTGTCGCGGGCGTGCAGGCGCGTGAGCGCGGGGATGTCGGCCAGTGGTCTCATCCGGCGATCTTTTGGGCATCGGTACAGATCGGCGCATTCGACCTGAAAAGCCAGTCCTACACGCAGATCAAGGCGCGGTGGGAAAAGGCCCTACAAGACGAAATGGAGAAGGGTCAGTGGTCTGCTATTCCCGAACCCATGATCGCCCTGCCAGCGCCCGGAAAAACGGCTTCCTCGCGCGAGAAGGCAGCGCAGATGCTGCAGCAGCTCGGCGCATCGGATGCGCTGAAGCCGAAAAGCGATCACCGAGCATGGATTAAGAAGGCGCTGGAGCGTGCCAAGGCAGGCGATGACTCGCTGCCAGGTATCACGGTGCGGTTCGCGCAGGAAGCCATGCAGGCGAGGGCCGAGTGAGAAGGGACGAGGCTTGGCGCTTTGAATGTGAAACGCGCCATGTCCTCGCCCTGCGCCGGCTGAATCGCAGCCGATCCGAAGCCTACCTAGCGAAAGTAAGCGACAAGCGCGGCGCAGAAGCAGCTAAGCAGTTACGGGAAGCAGCAGCGGAAATGTGGAAAGCGGAACAACAGCGGAGGGAAGAGAGATGAGCGACAAGCACATGAAGGAAGTCCGGGAGGCGTTGCGCGAGCAGTACGGCTTGCCGCCGCTGCCGGATTACAAGCCGGCGCCGGACAACGGGCAGCGCAACCGGAAAACCGATGCGCCGAATACCAGCATCGATGCCACGCTGGACGAGCGCGGCAGCCGCTACGGCAAGTTCACCGGCCATGCGGAAATCACGCAGCGCCTGAAGGACGCCATGCGCGCGTCGCCAAAGTGGAGCCAGCTCAAACCGGACCAGGCCGAAGCGCTGGAGATGGTGCAGCACAAGATCGGCCGAATTCTGAATGGTGATCCCGACTACCACGACTCGTGGCACGACATCGTTGGCTACGCCAAGTTGGTCGCGGATCGTCTGGAAGGCGTGCAGCGTTGAAGCTCGCCCGCGTTGACGCCAATCAGCCAGCCATCGTGGAGGCGCTCCGCAAGCTCGGCGCAAGCGTCCTCCATCTTCACACGATAGGCCGCGGCGCTCCTGACATCGCGGTTGGATACAAGGGGAAGAACGCGCTGATCGAGATCAAGGACGGCAACAAGGCGCCGAGCGCACGAAAACTGACGCCGGACGAGGAGAAATTCCACTCCGAATGGCGCGGCCAGGTGGCAGTAGTGGAAAGCGTAGACGAGGCGATCGCCTTCATAACAAGTACAAATTGGGAAGAAATGTAATGGCAAACAGCCGCAAGCCGCGCAAGCGCTACAACCCGGACAAGCACAAGCTGCATGTCCCGATGACCGCGGCAACGCGCAATCCGCTCGCGCTCGATCTCCACCTGACTGTGGAATCGCTCGTCAGCAATCCGACCGAGGAAACCGGAAGCCGCCTGGCGCGGATTCTGATGGCGATGGCGAACGCGATCAACTATCAGTCGCCGGTTCGCATTGCAGACCGCACCGACGATGACGCGGTTGCCGTGAAAGGCGCTCTAGCCGCATTGCAGGCGATTGAGGACCGTTTTGACAGGCTAGGCAAGTATGGCCTCAACGGCGATGAGATCGCGGCGCTGCGCAAGGCTGCTGGCGGTCTGGACGAATCGCTTGCCCGTATCCCGTTCAACGTGCTCCAGCAGTCGATTGTCGCTGCGAACAGGATCGCCGCATGACGCGCACCCTGTCGCCGGAAATCCTGATCGCGTGGATGAAGCCCGGCAAACCCTACGCGCCAAGCCAAGTCGGCATGCAGTTCAAAGTCGGCACCTCGGCAATTCGCGTACTGATGCAGCGCCTGACGCGCGATGGGCTGCTGCAGCCGATCAAGGTGGACGGGATATTCATGTGGATGAAGCCGGCAACCGCCGCCGCCGCAGAACTGCCGCCGATGCGATCGCTGCAGATTTCGCCGGAAATGCGCCGCGCGCTGGAGCGAACCAAGGAGCTGCATGTCCACAAAAGCCGATTCTGACACGCTGGACGGATGGGAGCGCATCCGCATTCTGCTCGCAGGCGCCGACAAGGAACGCAGCCGGGCGCTACCGCGGCGCATGTACGGCGATCCGGCACTACACATCAAATTCGAGAGCGAAAAGACGCCATCCAGGGGGAAAGTGATGCAGGCACAGAAGATAGTCGAGACGTTTCACAGCCAGTCGCCCTACGAGCAGCTTCTGTCGCTGTGGGCGGCATGGATGCGCCTGGCGGATCATCAGCAC